GATGTGGCCGGATTTAAAAAACGGTCACATCGTCCTTAGCCCTGTACGTATCGGCATGGACCGGTTCACCGGAAAAATGCTGACCGGTTGGGACCACGTCATTCAATCCATGTTGTTGATATTTTCGACACGGTACCACGAACGGGTGCTGCGTCGGTGGGTTGGGTCATTTGTACCGCACATGCTTGGCGAGAACGGCAACGAGATGACCATCACTCGGTTCTATTGGGCCATCGCCACCGGGCTCGATCTTTGGGAACCGAACTACCGTATTCAGCGCGTTCGTGTCGGTCAACGCGCTGACGGTTCTATCTTGACGTCGCCGGAAGAATTACGCACCGGTCATTTGTCAACGCAGACAGACGGTGTCTATCGACCGCGTGCCCACCTCGGCGACGGTAACCCGGAATCCAAGCGCACGGTGGGTTTGATCAGTCGAGGTTATAATATCTGGGAACGTAGTCAGGGCGCCATCGCCGGTGCGCCGGCTGGTAGTGTTGGCGTAACGCCGGGGTATCGATAATGGCGAATGAATTAACCGATCGTCTGGCCGAAAGAATTTCGGTGCTTAACCCGGATTACCTCCAGCGTATGGTGGTGCTGGAGGAAATTGACACCGAACAAATATTGGCGGATCGCATGCAACGTCTCAAGACGTTGTGGGCAAAGTATGACCCGCCGTCTGCCGCCCAGTACGACGTCGAGATGCTCGAGTTCGACCCGATCAAGATTAATCAAGAAGCGTGTACCTTCTTTGAACTGTTGTTGCGGGACCGTGTCAACCAAGCGGCCCGGTCCATTACACTGGCCTATGCCATAGGTACGGACCTTGACGCCATTGCGACCCGCTATCCCGGTGGTGTACCGCGTCTCGAGGGCGAGACCGATGACCGTTACCGGCGTCGCATTTGGTTGTCGCCGAATACCTTGTCGCCGCATGGTACGGCAGAAGCCTATGAGTTCTGGGCTTTGACCGCGTTGCCGGCATTGCGTGACGTCACGGCCATCCGTTCGGTGCAGCACGATTATTACCCAACCATCTTGATTACCTGTTTGATGGGATGGGAATTCGCGGACCCCAAGCCGTTACAGGAAGAGTTGGTGGCTATTCGCGCCTACATTCAGGATTTGTCGCGACAGGGTTTGACGGATGTTATTTCGGTCAATCCGCCGAAAATAATGAATGTCGATTACAGCGTGGCGGTGTGGTTGTATCCCACGACAATATCCGATCAGACACTGACGAAGATTCGGTCCAACCTCGAGCAGTTGATAAAAGACCAGTACTGGCTCGGTCATGACCATAGCCACACTGCTATTCATGCGGCGTGCAATTTGCCGGGTGTACACCACGTCGACATTATACTGCCGTCCGGCAACGTTGAAATTGGTTCGGATTGGGTTGTCGTGGTAAACAGCCTCACGGTTACATTGGCGGGGCGCGCTGTATGACCGACGAAATCATCACCGCACCGGGCGCCAAGTTAATCTATCGTGCGTCGTCCGGCCTTGAGAAGGCGATGGCGGACGTTGACGGCGAGCGGTTGATTGGGACCTACGCTGAAATCATTCGCGACCAATGGGACCCCTACAGGATCAGTTACAACAATCTTCCTTATCTCGCCTATGCCCAAGGGGCATTGCTTTGGGAAGACGGTTGGTCGGAAAGTACACAACGGGAATGGACCGCCCGACAGTTTGAATACAAGTCGTTACGTGGCACGCAAGCCGGCATTGAGATGGGTCTCGACTTCTCCGGTCGAGACTTCACCGGTGGCTACGATGTGACGCAGGCCATTCGTCCGCCGCAGTCGTTCTTTGCTTCACCGTCCATGTCCAAAGAGGCTTACGACTTCTGGATTCATTTGATGCCGGAAGTACGTATCACCTTCTACGAGGGCGTCGGCTGGGATGGCATGGACGTCATGTATGTCCGTGATGGTGGCGTAAATGATTTTGTCGGTCTCGACGATGGTGAGGCCCTGTACGGACGTAAGGCGTATCTACGCATCCGGGGTAAGGATGTCCCGTTAAAGGTTTATACCTTTACCAAGACAATCAACGGTGTCGCCTCGATTGACTACGAACGGGTGGCGATCCCCGGTCTCGCCGGTCCTGCCTATTTGCAAGATGACTTTGTCGGTGATGAACAGTTCGTTTGTGCCGAGACCATAGTGCCGCAGTTGGTGACCGTCCGTATCGATGGTTCCTACAGCCACGAGCAAAGCCAGTTGCATTTGGACACGGTGCTTCCGACCATGGAACCAATTGACGTTCGTTACGAACGCGATTCGGATATAGGATGGGGTAACTCGTTTTACTTTGTCGGGGATTGGTCCGACAGCCGTAACCTTTACAAGCCGGAACCGGTGATCTCGCAGCCGATAGAGTTGCCGCCGATTCCGCCGAACACGTTACCCGTTCCGACGCCGCCGGTGCCCGTGGTGTACTACGCCGACGCTGGTTATGATGCCGCACGCATGCTGGCAGATCGCATCTTCCTGTATGACCCGGACATTATCGCAACCATCACCGGAGGTATTTCATTCGTCGGTGTGGACTATGTTAACTGGCCGGCTTACACCGCCGATCTTATGATAAAATTGAACACAGATGATAATTGGTGGAGTTGGTTTGCCGACGAAGGCCATACCAATGACGACAATTATTTTGCCAGTAAAGTTGACCTTGAAGATTTCGACCGTGCGTGTCGCTCCGTCGTAACGTCTCAGGCGTTACGTGACAGGGTGCGTACCGCTTACGATCCGACACGTCTGATTGAACTACGTGAAAGAGCTTGGACAGAAACCACCATTGATCAGCAAGTTGTGAACTTGCTCTAGGAGAGACACACCATGGAACGTAAGGTCAATATTCAGGACTGGCAAAAGGTAACGGTCGAAGATTTCAATAACTTCGGTCTCTTCCCCCGCTATTCCTTCGACCACATCGTCGCGGACACTCTAATTCCCGGTATGGCCTACACCGGCTTCACCACGGTGCAGACCGCACCAGCGGTGGTGACGGTAGGTAATGGCCGGCTCTATCACAATGGTCTGGTATTTTACAATGACAGCGAAGGCGGTGCGTCGCTGGACTTGTTGAGTGTGTTGCCGGTGGTGACGCGACGTTATGTCGGCGTGGTGGTGTGGGGTCAGGAAGTCGAGACCGACACTGAACCGAGAACCTTCCTCACGGACCCGGTGACCCGTGCCACGGTCGCCCGTGTGGTCTCCACCGAGAACCGCCGCTGGGCCAATATCTCCACCGTGGTTGGCGCCGAAGGACCGGACCCGCAGCGCCCGTCCGTCGCCTCCAATACATTGGCGGTAGCGTGGATTCTGCTGGACACCACCGGTATTGTCTCCATCGAAATGATCGAGGAGAACCGGGCGCCGAACCTCGCCAACCTTGACGCCCGGATGGATGAGAATGATGCGTGGCGGTCGGCGACGGCGTCACGTCTTGACACGTTGGCGACGGACATTGCGGCATTGGCGTTACGCCTCAACGGCACTGCCGGTATGAAGTTCGTGTTGAAAATTGCCGCCGACGTCGCCCGGGTCAAAGAGACACTGGACTTGCCCGACACATACACCGCATGGGGCGCCGACCACTTCCTGACCCCGGATGAGAGCGACATTACACACGTCGATTATCTCGCCAAGGTCGAGGAAGGTATTAGGTTCGGCGACGCTGCCCAACGCGATTCCCAGATGGGTCTGCTTAATCCGATGGACCCGGCTGTCATCAACCAAGCCAACTTCGTGTTGCCGGTCTATGACCAAGTGTCGCGCCTCGAGGTGCTGGGTAACGACAGTGAACTTTCAATCTCCCAGTACCAGTTCCAGACCATCTCGTGGGAACTGTGTGCCAAGACCCGGACCCGCATCCGGTGGGGTTGCCCGTTCTATGTCTGCTCCAACGGCGTGTGGTGGTTCGCCCCTCGTGGCTCCGATTGGCAGACGTCCATCGGTCAAGGCGAGCAGGCTAATGGTGGTGGCGTCAGCGGTATGACGCCGAACACTGATTTGATTTACGATCCCATCCGCAACATCCTGACCCGCGGCAACGAGACCTTCCAAATCCTTGACGTACAGGACAACCCGAACCACACCATTCTGCGACTGGCTCAGTTCTGGGTTGATGAAGTCATCGACTCCTATTACTGGCGGCAGGTGGTTACTATTGAAGGTTTGTCGGGATCGGTGGTCTCTCAGACTTTCCTGAATTCACAGGGGGGCTGGCTGACATCCGTTGATTTGTTCCTCACCCGTATCGCCACGACCGGTGATTTGCATGTTCTTATTTGTGAATGCAATGTCACAGGTTCTCCGAATTTCGAGAAAGTGATCGCCCGGTCTACCCTTCCGGTAGACCGTTTGCGTACAGTTCCGAATCATACTCGTGCCGACTTCCTGCCAACCTATCTGGCCAAGGGCGGACGCTATGCCGTGGTGTTGCAGACACCGGGCAATCATTTCATCTCGCTGGTACACAATAACAAGTTCGCGCAGGGCTCACTGTTTAGTTCCAGTGATGGTGCGTGGTCCGTTGGTGATCTTACCAAGGACATGGCGTTCCGTTTGAACTTCGCCAAGTTCCGTGCCAACCGTTGTGTCGTGCAATTGTTGTCGCTGGAACTTAGCGATGGTATGGCGGCCATCGACTTGAATTTCGATTCGACCCGTCCGCCGGGTACTACAGTTTCGTTCGAGGTACAGGTCAACGGCAATTGGGTGCCACTGGGTTATTACGACGCCAACCCGCTGGTGAATTTGCCATCGCTATTGCCGTTCCGGGTTCTGCTTGTCGGCACCACGGATGAAATGCCGGGCATTGGTGTGGCGTCCAATAGCCGTTCGTTGACATCACGGCCACGTTCTGACTTCCGCCATATCTCCACGGCGCGGACCATGCCATCCAACGTCAATACGGTCTATTGTGACTATCGTCTGGAGTCGTGGCGTGGACCTCCCTTCCACACCTTCACGCCGCGGTTGCTGGTAGGTGCGGGGTACACCAACGTGCGGACACCGTCGTTGATCGAAGACGAGATCGATCCCAACGATCCGACCGTATTGGTTCGACGTTGTACGTGGAATCTTGCGGCCCTTGGAGGGGCTGCGGTATCGGCGTACAAAATTAGGTCGGAGGGCACCACGGACAACCCGGTGTCGACCTACCTTGTCGGCGAGCGTATTGACATCGGTGTATTCATCTAACGGAGTATCAACATGGCGACCGAAGAATATCCCAACCAAAACGTTAACATGCCAATGAAGCAGAGCGCGGTTGACAAGGCCCGCGCTCGTCTCGACCCCGGCCGTCAGGCGCCGACATACGAAAGGTCTCCGTCCAACGGCAAGGGTTCCCGGCGAGAGGTACGTCCCGGCGAATGGATTGATGACCGTGTCATTCTGATTGGCGGACCTTCGTCGCCGTCAAAGGACTCTCCGCCGGACATTTTGGAAGGACGTGGCACACCACCGGCCACGTATGACCCGGCCAAGGCCTACCAGATTAAACTCGGCAAGCCGATAATGTTTGCCGGACGCATGCTCAGTCCGGCCAAGACATACCAAATGACCGGTGACGCCTGTACCGAAATTTCTGCGGCCGTTATTGACGCCGTCGAACTGGGCGACGTTCCGACAGACCCCGACATCGAACCTTCTTCGGTACATCAATTTAAGGGTTAAGCATCATGGCATTGAAGCGGCTTGACGAAGAGTTCGAGTTAAAGCCGGGTACGCAATTGCTTCCTTACATGAAGCGATTGCTGCCGTCGCTGGAGGGACGCTTTCAAGCGATTGAAGCTGAAGGCGCTACGATTGAATCTACAATCGAGGATGTGCGTGCTGTTGCGTTAGCGCGTATTAATGAAAT